ATGGAGCTCTTTTCAATTAGAATACAGCGCACTTTTCAATTAGTATCTACACATATACGTCTAAAAAGTGAAAAAATGATGAGAATATATTGGGATAATATAAAGAATTTGTTGGGAAACAACTGATTCCTCATGAGATATGATATATATACTTTTGTGAACGGTCGATTTTGACCGGGATACAAAATACAAATACTTATGGAACGAACTTATGTTTTTAACCAAGACGGTGGAACCGGCGCAAACAATGGTCTGCTTGCGTCCATTCTTCCGTCCTTGCAGAGCCGTGGAATTGACACAGGCTATCTGATGGGGCTGATGGGAGGAAATGGAAACGGCGGCTTTTTCGGAAACAATGGAGGTTTTCAGGACATCATTGCATTGATTGTGATTGCAGCCATCTTTGGTAACGGAAACTTTGGATTCGGCGGCAACAACAATAAGGGTGCCGATGAAGGAAGAGAAATGATCATGCAGACACTTAACCGGAACGGTGTGGACATTGCATCATTAGCCCAAGCTGTTAACACCTCTTCAGACCAAATCCTTGCCGGTATTAACTCTGTATCACAGGCAATCTGCGGTCTCGGTAACCAAATGGGTCAGAACACCAACAGTATCCTGACTGCGATTATGCAAGGTAACAACGCTCTGACATCTCAGATCTGTAGCTGTTGCTGCGATATGAAACAGCTTGTAACCACACAAGGATACGAGAGTCAGCTTGCAATGTGCAACCAAACTAACGCATTAATCAACACTGCTAACCAAAACACATTGTCATTGCGTGACGGTGCTACTGCCAACACGAATGCTATCCTTGCTAAACTTGATGCAATTCAAAATCAGGCATTGCAGGACAAGATCGCATCTCTTACTGCGGAAAAGGCTACTTTAACAGCCGAAATATCCCAGCGTAATCAGAACGCCACTATCCTGAGTGCAGTAGGACAACAGATTGCTCCTTTGGCAGCCGGATTGCAGGCATTACAAAGCGATGTTGATGGAATCAAATGCAAGCTCCCCAATACTGTGAGTGTTCAATACCCCAATTTAACCGCTATTAATACAGATTGTTTCCGTGCAGCCGCCTACGGTGCATATATGGGTGACGCTGTATACGGACGTAGTGGATGTGGTTGCAACAACTACTGGGGTTAATCCGGTAAGAAAGGAGGTAGATATGTGGCCTAACTTTTTTACAGGATTCCCATTCCCATCAATCGGAAGAGCAAACTTCAATACTCTTCCTACGGTGGCTGTGACAGTCGGTACGGAGAATGTTACTCTTGAACTCCCTAACCATGCGTTCCGTAACAGGGATTATGTTGGGGGATTCTATATCAGTCTCCGACAAGCTATACCTGCCGGTACAACTGCTACACTTCCGATATTGATAGGAACTAATGGGGACACAAGACCGTTGATGGCTTATAACAATGAGCCTGTGACTGTTGCAAACTTGGCTGGAACCGGCATCTATGAGATTCATTATAACAAGTACACCAACGAATTGTATCTTGTTAATGGAGGGTACAGACCGACAACGGCTCCGGCTCCTACAGTAGAAACCGCTTCTTTACGGAGCAAGTAATAATTAACATGGAGTTTTGTGGTGGTTCCCAAAATGGGAATAGCCACACTCCTTAAAATTAAACAATCATGTTTCAATCACTTCGTACCAATAACCAATTGTATATACTTCATAAGGATGCTAACCCGTTTATCGAATACGGCCCGGTGGTCAGCGTTTCCGCTCCCAAGCCGAAATATCCTATGGCATCCCCTATGGGACAGTTGCCCCAAATGGAAATGGTTGTGGATGTTGTTGTCTGCATCAACGGGCAGAACACGACATTCCAAAATCTTCCTGCCGGCATGGATATAGCCGACTTCGGACAGAACGGGAATATCGTAGTGTCATGCTCGCGTGATGCTATGAATAACGAGGTCGCTTCTATGAAACAGAAAAGCATAGACATCATCAACAGTATGGACTTCCACAATTCCGTCATTGCAGGGTGTGACAAGATGCTTACGCTCTTGAACCCTGAATTTGCCGAGAAACAACGTCAGGAGCAGGAAATATCCTCTCTGAAAGGGCAAATGGCGGAAATGAGCAAGAATATGTCTGACCTTATGGATTTGAACAAACGGCTCATGGAACAGCTCGGAGTGGTTGAAACATCCAAAACAAAGAAATGATTATGGGAATGTGGGAAATATTAGAAGAAGGGCGTGACGATTACGGACGCGGCTTCGGTATGAGAGGTGACGAGGTGGAGGAAGCCTATAAGGAAGGCTGCCGCAAAGGTTACGAAAAAGCCATGAGAGAAATGCGCGGAGAAATGGGTTTCCGTGATGGTGGAAGAAGTTATTCAGGTGGTGGAAGCTCATCCGGCATGGATGAACGCAGATACCCCGGATACTTTCCTGAATATCCGCGTATGGATGACATGGGCGAACGCAGACGCAGACGCGCTAACGGTGAGTTTTATTAATGGTGGAGGGGTGAAATGCCCCTCTTTTTAAATAAAGGTTATGGAACAGAGATTGGATACATACAGCAGATTTCCATCGGGCATGAGGGAATATCTGGAAGCATACGGCTTTCATTTCAGCAAGAAACTTTATGAATGGGCCGTTTCAAAAATGAAGGTGAAAGACGAAGCCACGGGCAAAGAGAAAAAGCTGGAGCCGTGGAGCAAAGATGAAGTGGACGATATGCTGAAAGCGAACGGAATTACCATTGAGCACGACAAGGGTTATGACGTTGCTTATGTCGCAAACATGCTGAAAGCGGATTTCTATAAAAAATCATTGGTTGACGAGGCTCACTTATGCAAGCATATAAAATGCTACCTTGATGATATTGATGGCGATCCTTGCAGGGCGTTTGACGAGTTCTTTGCCACCTGTATAGGTAAAGGGATTCCTGTAATCTGGTCGGATGTGATATGATTATTCAGGAGTTCTACATACCGAAATATGGAGACTGGCACGTCAAAGTGTATTATGCGGTACACACCTATTGGGCGGATCGGATCATTATGGACCTGTACCGTATAGGATGCAGGGGGGATTCCCTCAAGCGTGCGTATCGCAATCTGACCGAAGGCAGAATGAATACCGGTCTAACCTATTCGGACTACAGGAGAAGAGAGACAGTAATGGTTATCTCACTAACCTCTACCCCCGAAGAGTTTCAAAATTCGTGGGACCACGAAAAAGGTCATTTGTGCCGGCATATCTCCAAGGCTTTCGGGATTGATCCTTATGGAGAGGAAGCGCAATATCTCAGTGGATATGTCGGTCAAAAGATGTTTCCTGTAGCCAAAAAGTTCTTATGTGAACATTGCAGAAAAGGACTGGAAAAATAATAATCGAACAGAAGCGTTCTTTGACTTGTTGGAATTACCGCTAAATTAAAAGTGTTAATAGCTATCTTTGATATTGTCATATTGATATAATTACCTATATTTGCACCATATAGGAGTGCTGGTATGTACAACAGCATCACCTTTCACTATAATAAGGAATTTACAGGGACATCGTAATTAGAGAGCCTTCTGTAAATATTGGTATTATTTTCTTGTACTATGAATAAAGTAATTAATATTCCAAATGCGGATAGAGATGAACGAATAGGTAGTGTTTTCAATCATTTATTTTCTGTCATTTTTGCGAATGAACAAATAAGGGATAATGATGTTCCTGTTTGGGATTTTTCAAATACCTCTTTTTTTCATCCATTCTTTTTGTTCCCATTTGCCATATATAAAAGCAAATGTAAGAACGTACAGTGTAAAAATGTGGTTGGATATATGAGAAACTATTTAGAATGTGTTAAGTTCTTTGATATGCTGACAATAAAAGATGACATGGACCTAAATAGTGCGTTGAAAGAATATTTAGGGAAAAGTTATATCCCTATATGTCGCTTTAGTCGATTGAATAAGAATATAGATTCAATGCAGACCATTATTCAAGGAGTTATTGAAAAACAGAAAAATTTAGATTTAAAACTTAAAACTCCACTTTCGTATTTGATTAGTGAATTAATTTGCAATATAAATCAACATTCTGATAGTGATTATGGTTATATATATACGCAATATCTGAAACGTGAGAATTGTTTGGATATATGCATAGCTGATGATGGAATAACAATTTATGGAAGTTATGTCAAGTCACAAAAGATGCTTGATAAGATAGGTGACAATGAAGCTGAAGCATTGAAATATGCAAATGAAGGATATTCGACTAAAGACCTTCCTGATGCTGAAAGTAGAGGGTTTGGTATATCATCTACTAAAAGTATGATTGTGGAAGGTCTTGGAGGGGCATTCTTTATGTTGTCAGGAGGGGCATTCCATAGGCATGATGCATCTGGCGGAAGTGATTATGTAAAATTGCCTGAAACTATTAATTGGAATGGTACGATTATACTTATGAGAATACCATTGACAGTTAGTGAAGAATTTGATTATACGAAGTATATAAAATAGGAGGTATTATGAAAGAAATAATTAAGCTTCATGATCTACTAGGATCTGAAATACGCTCACGTTCTAATGCTGAAATTTTACGAGAAAAAATAGCAGAGCATAGTGGTTCTATAATTGATTTAAGCGATGTTTCTTTTATTTCGAGATCATTCGCTGATGAACTATGTATTTTAGTTGAGAAACATATTATTCAATTACGCAATGCCAGTGGTGTTGTGCAGAATATGCTATCTGTTGTTTCTGAAAGTAGGAAGAAAAAAAGAGTTAGAAAGACTGATGATACCAAAATAAAAGAATTTGATGATATGGAAAGTTTGACATCTTTTCTGGCTACAATTTGATAAGAGTGTATTCTAGGCATATCAATTGAAAATAAATCAAAGCGGTAATTCCCAACGGTTTTACCGCTTTTTTTATGTTTATATATGGAAGAAGATAAGTTGAGCATATTGCTTGAACAGGCTGATGATGTGCCTCACTGGTATTTTTGTCGTTTACTTGCTGTGATGCGATGGAACGTATAGAGAGGTGGATATACAGGCTGATACCTCTTGTCGTGTTGGCAAGGGTGATATCGTTGTGCCTATGAACTAAAAGCGATAACTCATAAGCACAACGGATGGATTTATATAATACTGTTTAATTTTTCCGCATGTTTTTCTACCGAACTATTTAGAATTTTTGCATAAACTTGTGTGACTGAAACCTTCGTGTGCCCTAGCATCTTAGACAACGTTTCGATAGGTACATCATTTGCTAAAACAACAGTGGTAGCGAATGTATGCCGGGCTATGTGGCTGGTTAAGGGCTTCTTTAAGCCGATAAGTTCAGCTATGATTTTAAGGCTTCTGTTAAATGACTGTACAGTAGGTACTGTAAATTTATAATCGTATTTTTTTAGTATTTCCATTGCTGGAGTAAGTATAGGCGTGTAAAATTTGGTTCCGGTCTTGATACGTTCTCCGTCTATATATGCAACTCCGTTATGTTCTACAGTACATCTGTCATAATCAAACATGTATAAGTCAACCCATGATAAGCCGGTATAGCATTGAAATATAAACTGGTCACGTACTTTTTGTAATTGTCGATCATTCAACTCTATATTGCGGATAGATTGCAGTTCGTCCATTGTGAGAGGCTGTCTTGTTTTATATCGACCATGTTTATCTTTGAACACCCTGTAAGGTGTGTCCTCGATAAGTCCAAGCCGAAGCGCTTCATTAATATAAGGTTTTATTCTCTTATGGTATCCATGTATTGTTGTCTGTCCTCTTGTTGGATCTTCTCTTCTTATAAACCTGTCAAATAAAGCTATATTTTCAGGAGTGATATCGTCAAATGTTTTAATTGCCCCGGAGCGTTTTAGAGCTTCCAGTGCTATAAGGTGCGCTCGTTTGGTTGACCATTTAAGATCCCTTCTCTGTAACTCGTCATAAGCGAAATCTAAAAATGACGATTTAGACTTTACGTGTTTTTCGTTATAAAAAATATTAAAGTTTTTTAGATTGATGTCTTTTCCTTCTCTTCTGATATTTTTGATAATGTCCTCAAATTTTTTAATATGCTTTGTTATTGCCCTATTTAATTCTTTAAATTTGGCGTGTCGTACAACGAATTCTCCATCCCATTGGTTTGAATACAGTTCAATGTCTGTTGAGATCCATTTTCTTTCTGTACGCGAGAATTGAATTTCAATTTCAACCTTAGCTGATTTCTCCGGTGTTGCTTTCTTTTTTCTGTCGAATACCGGCTTGATTTTCCATGTTTCCATACTGTTTCTTTTTTAATTTATAATTTGTTAATTACGGTAAATGTGATACCAAGTGTGATACCAGCTGTGATACCAGAAACAAATTGGTATCACACTTGGTTCAACAATGTAACGATAAGTAACGCAGAGTAACGGTGGTAGCCATTAAAAAGGTTACTTAAACATGTTGGAAATCAGTCGATTAGGTTTGTAAGATGTTGATTTATAGTCTATTGGCGTAAAATAAAAAAAAAGGGGGCATTTTGACCCCCTTGAGCCGAAACCGGGACTCGAACCCGGGACCTATTCATTACGAATGAATTGCTCTACCAACTGAGCCATTTCGGCAACTGTTTTTTCTGCAATATCGGGTGCTTTTCTGAAAAAGCGTTGCAAATATATATCTTTCTTTCGAAATAAAGAAACTAAAAGCGGATAATTTTTCAGTTATCCGATTTTGTTATGTCAATTGATGCCGGATTTATTAGTAGGCTTCTTCATGTATCCCTTTCATGGCCCATCCGCTTGGTTCGTTTATGTTCTTGAAAGCGGTATCCCACGTAAGAGCTTCAACGGTAGAATTGTTTTCTTTTATGTAAAGATTATAACATCAAGGCGTAAAAACTATTTTACACTAATTGCTCTCCTCATCAAACACCCGTGATATACTGAAATTTACCCACTCCATACCCAAACAATTCAATATCCGTCAAAGTTTGATGGTCTTTACCTTACCCGGAATGATGGTCAGATGCACCGTTCCATCCTTTTCTATCTCCACCTTCTGATATCTGGCCTCCACCACCACTTTTCCATCCAGCGCCATTACTCCCCACTGGCAGGCATTCCCTTCAAAAGCACAATAACCGCCTACGGGAACACAGATATTCCGGTAACAAGGAGGCACTACGATACGATCTCCCCATTTCAGCCCCCACTTCATCCCCATCCGGAAAGGAAGGACATCTTTTATTTCCTCCAGCCTCTTCCGCCTTTTCTCTTCCTCATTCTGTTGCCGTTCCCGCTGTACGCTCTCCGCACGCCGCCCGGCTTCCTTCCTCAGACCTTCCACCACGGAGGCAAAATCCGCCTCGCCCGCCTTAGGAGCATTACAAGCTATATACCGCTTCCCCTTTCCTTTCGCCACATGATAATAGTTTCCTTCCCCGTCCATCACCACGATGCTCCGATCCGCCAAACAACCACAACACCAGTACACCTCTTCATCATCCCCTTCCAGCACGCAGGCGAAGACATCAAATATAGCAGACCACACAGGATCAACTAGCCGGCAAGACTTCGGAACACGGTAATCCGGTATCTTCAAGTAGAAACCATAAAAACAAAGACTGTCTTTGTGCAAACCATGCATAGAGGTATACGCCTTCCGCGTGCGGCTATGGAAAGTCTCCCCCACCCGCAGCAACTCTATGCCGCCGTATGAAAAAACCACCGGCCTCTCCTGATAAGTTCTGTTTGTCTTCAAATCGGTATAACAGTCACTCCCATCCTCTTTGGTGACAGAAAGAAGTTCTCCCTTCAGGAATCTCAATCTCCGGCAGCGGTCTGTTACCATCAGGGGAGTTCCGGAATCATCCACCACTCCTGTCCGGCCGTCCTCAAAACGGACAGCAGCCCGGTTTGCACAAATATCAAATACTTCCCGGTATTGAGGAATCACTGTGATTTTGTTCCCGCACCTCAAGCCCCACAAACCACTCTGCCGGTCATGACAGGCTTTCAAAGCAGTCCGTTGCTCCCCACCGACCGGACCACCTCCTCCCAAACAAATCAAATCCCCTTTCCGAATAGCATCCAGCAGACAGTTGTGTGTCATCACAATTTCCAGTCCTTCATTCTGTTTGCTATCTTCCGATAGAGAGCAAGACACAGACAGCCCGCTGTTCTCCATCCGTGTCCAGGGCTGAGCATTTCCCGCCATCCGTCCTTCGAACATCGCCTCCCAGTCACGGTCACGGACAGGCAGACCGAATATCCGGTGCAAGCCCACATTATCTATCAGCATACATGATTCCTTATTATCCGACTTCCGCAGCCCCCGTCCCACCTGTTGCAGGTATTTCGCCAACGAAAGCGTGGGACGTGCCAGCTGCACGAACTCCACATCGGGACAGTCAAAACCTTCGGAAAAAATATCCACATTGACCAACACGCTGATCTTTCCCCGCCTGAAATCCTCTACCAGTTCCTTGCGTTCCAGAGCGGGGGTCCTGCTGTCGATAGCAACAGACTCCACGCCATGCAGGCTGTAATAAGCCGCAATCTGTCGGGCGTGTGCGATGCTCACGGCATAGACTATCCCTTTCTTCCCAGCGGCATATCGACGGACGCTCTCATACAATTGGCGGATACCGGTTTCCCGGTTCAGCACCGCATTCATTTCCTTCACCTGGTAATCCCCGTCCGCACCCCGCTTCTTCAACGAGTCAACCAGCCGCTGTTCCCTGCTGTTCGCACGGATGGACACATAGTCAAAGGACGACAACCAGCCCCTCCCGATAAATTCCGCAATACTCCATGAGGTAATCAGGGTATCAAACAAATCCGTGAATCCTTTGCGGTTCAGCCGACAGGGGGTAGCGGTCATACCCAATTTCCTCGCCTCCGGATAACTCTTCCAAAGCTCCCGATAAGTTTCTGCCAGGGCATGATGTGCCTCGTCAATAACAATCAAATCCGGCTGTCCGTTCACAATCTTCCGGTTTCGTGACAACCACTGGATGGACATCACCCTCACACTTCCGTCCTCCCTCCCCATTCCATAACGGGAAACCGTCTCCTCTATCTGCTCCACCAGTTCCCGACGATGCGCCACAATCCATACCCGGCTACCGGAACCACACAAGAACTCCCTCACTATGGCAGCCAGCAGGTGTGTCTTTCCCGTGCCTGTAGGCATCTGTACCATCACACTCCGGTGAAGCTCCCACTCTTCAAAGAGCCTGAGCTTCATCTCCTGCTGGTAGTCACGAAGACAATCGTTCTTGCTCTTGCAATACATTATACGGATGCCAGTCGCTACCGACAACAAAAACAAGGAAGGCCGCAT